CCATAAGAGTCCACGCTCTTGTTGAATTTCAAGGAATTGAGACAGCTGGAGCTGATAATCTCTATTTAGACAAGCTTACAAAGATAAAAGTTAACTTTCACAAGCGAAGATTGACCGAAGATCAAGATTTATACGTAAGAGAAGGTGATTTTGTCCGTTATGGAGAAGTTTTTTACGAAATTGTGAAGCTTATTGAGCCAAGATTGCTCTTTGGGCAAGTTGAGCACCGCTTTGAGATCCAAGCAGAGTGCATAAGATCTAGGGACGGACTGTTTAATGGCGAATAAAGTAATAGAATTGCAACCCTCAACCATCGAGACCATCGATATGGGGATTTTTAAGTTTGTTGATGAGACATTGTCACTTCATACAACAACAAACGAAGGATTTAAAAAGGTTCCTGTGCTTTGGCTTGGTTCCGAAAGAGCTCATCAGATAAAGAACAATAAAGAGATTAGAGATAGCGTCGGAAAGCTTAAACTTCCTCTTATCTCCATTAATCGAGACTCAATTGCAAAAGATCCAAGCTTCAAAGGCTCATTCCAAGCACATTTGTTTGAAGAAGGCGACTATAAAGGCGGAGCAATTACAAGAGTTCGCAGAATCCAACAAGAGAAGACAAGAAACTTTGCCAATGCTGACTTTGCTCGTGGTGCAAAGAATGCAAAAGACACTGGGAGGAGCGACAACAAGAAAGTTGTCTATGAATATCTGACTTCTCCTATTCCAACTTATGTTACAGTAATGTATAGTATAACGTTGAGAACAGAGTATCAGCAACAGATGAATGATCTCATGACTCCGTTCATTACAAGAACCGGACAATTGAACTCTTTCTTGTTTTCAGAAGATGGACATCGCTATGAAGCTTTTATCGACCAGAGTTTTTCAGAGAATAAGAACGTTACAAATCTCAATCAAGACGAGAGAATGTTTGAGACCAAAATAAACATTAAAGTGCTTGGCTATCTCATTGGCGATGGTGTCAACAGAGAAAAGCCCCAGATAACGATTAGAGAAAATGCTGTGGAAGTTAAGATCTCTAGAGAGCGAGTTATCGTTGGTGATAAAGCACCATGGAAAAAGAAAGACAAGGGCTATCGCGAATAAGTCCTTTTGAAATATAAGCATACTATTTACTTGAGAATAATAGTTTAAGGAGAAATTTAATGCCTAGCAAATTTGATTTTATATCACCCGACATCCTTCTTCGTGAAGTTGATCAAAGCCAAGTCCCCGCTGAGACTGCTGATGATGGTGTCTTAATTATCGGACAGGCTCGCCGAGGTCCTTCGATGAAACCGGTTCGCATCAAAGATATTGATAGCCTACACACCGTGTTTGGTAAGCCACAGAGTGGAATGGATTCTGCAAGTGATGTTTGGAGATCTGGTAACACCAAGCTTCCAACTTATGGACTCTATGCAGCTCAAGCATGGCTTGCGTCAGAAACATCACCAGTTACCTACATTCGCCTTGCCGGAGAAGATTCTCCAAATCAAGATCCAGGTACCTACACTCAAGCTGGTTGGAGTACAGGTGAAACTGTAGACGCTACTGCGGCTGGAACTTCTGCCGCTTACGGTCTTTTCATTATGCCTTCTGGTGCATCTGGACAGCTTGACGGAACTCTCGCTGCTGTAATTTACACAAAAGATGCTGCCTTGTCTCTTACTGGTGCAATCGCTGGAACCTCTGACACTACAGCAGCTGCTGGTGTCTTGATGCAATCAAGCGATGCTGCTGGTTCTAAAATGGCATCTCTTACTTTGCAAATTGATGACGGAACAACAACAACTAAGGTTCCTTTCCATCTTAATTCAGACGACAAAGACGGATTCATTCGCAATGCATTGAACACAAATCCACAATTGATTAATAGCATCAACCAAGCAAACACCGAGAAATACTTCTTGGGTGAAACCTTTGAAACAGAGGTTCATGAAGTTCTTGAAGGAAGCCGCTCAGCTGGTGAACAATATGCTATTCTTCTTCCTTTGTCTTCTGGTTCTTACTCTGATAACAATCTCGCTAATCACTATCGTGAAGCTACTGCTTCCAAGACTGGTTGGTTTATTTCTCGTGAGCCAAACCCACAAAGCGCTTTGGGTTCATGGGACGCAGCTGATATGAAGAAGCTTTTCCGTCTTGTTTCATTGCATGATGGAGAGCAGTTCCAACAACGTCACTTTGTTCGCATTTCTGATCTTCTCTTGGGAACCGCTGCTAATCCAAACTCTACTTTCACCGTCTCTATCGTAGAAACTAATGGTGTAGTTTTGGAGCAATTCTCCAACTGTAACCTCAATGAATCTTCAGAAGACTTCATTGGAAAGAAAATTGGTGACACTTACCAAGAGTGGAGTGATTCTCAAGAAAAATACATCATCAAAGGAAACTACGAGAACAAGTCTAACTATGTTTATGTAGAGATGGCTGATGATTGGGAAGCTGGAATTGATGACGAATATGCTCTTCCATTTGGTTTCCACGGACCTGCTAAGCTTAAAGGCTTTAAAATTACTTCCGGTTCTGCTAATCTAGAAGAAGGCGAAACAACTGCTTATGTTGTTAGTGCAACTAGTTCTAATGTTTTCAACGGACATGACCAATCTCATTGGGCTGACTTCCGCGCAGACGTTACAGCGTCTATTGAATTCCCTGAAATTCGTCTTACCACAGAAGATTCAAAGAATGGTGCAAACTACAAATACAACGATGTGTTCGGAATGAGACACTACAAATCAGACGAAATCAACAAACTTCAGATCTGGAAACAAGCTGACTTTATTGATCTTGTTCGTCCTCTTGGAAATGGACTTGATATGCATGATGCATCTGTAGATGCCCTTGAGTCAAGCTTTGTTTTCTCTTTGGACGAGATTGTCTGGGACGAAGCAAACGAACGCTTCTACTATGAAGCTGGAACTATGGGTGCAAGCTCTTTGACTTATGACTCTGGTTCCGCGTTCCTTATCGCTGATAAGAAAGTTAAGCAATTTCAAGCTCCTTTCTTCGGTGGAACTGACGGTGTTGATATTACTTTGACCGACCCATTCTCCAATAAGAGTGGTCAAGCGATTACAGATTCAACTGAACCTTCCTCACACTATGCTCACTACTCAGTGCAAAAAGCACTTGATCTTGCTGCTGATGCTGATGTCGTTCAATATGACGTAATTTGCCTGCCTGGTCTCACCAACAACACTTTGAGACGCGAATTGGTTGAGAATACTGAGAAGCGTGGAGATGCTCTTGCTATTATCGACATGGATTCTGAATTTAAAGCTAAGCACGAATTCTCTGGTGTTTATGCTAACGGAACTGCTGCTGAGGCTATTTCTGATGCAAACGATCAGGACTTCAACACAAGTTATGCTGCTGCATACTACCCACCCGTAGTTCTTGCTGGTGATGACGCTGGTCTTCGTGTTCCTGCTTCTGTTGCTGGACTTGGTGTTCTTGCTCAGAGCGACAAAGCTTCTGGTGCTCCATGGTTTGCTCCTGCTGGATTTAATCGTGGTGGAATCAAGCAACTTGGTGGAAACAAAGGGCCTCAAGTTCAACGTCCTGTTGAGAACCTTAATAAAGCAGATCGTGATGACCTTTATCAAGTTAACATCAACCCAATTGCTAACTTCCCAGCAGAAGGACCAGTTGTGTTCGGACAGAAGACTCTTCAACAGACTCCATCTGCTCTTGACCGCATCAACGTTCGTCGTCTTATGATCTATCTTAAGAAGAACATTGGCGGCGTTGCTCGCACAATCTTGTTCGACAATAACGTTAACGCAACTTGGAACCGCTTCAAGGCCGGTGCACAACCAATCCTTGCAGACGCTAAGGCACGATTTGGACTTGCAGAATACAAGCTCGTTCTTGATGAGACTACAACAACACCTGACTTTGTTGATCGTAACATCATGTATGCTAAGGTTTTCATCAAACCAGCCTACGCAATCGAGTTTATCGCAATCGATTTCAACATCACACGCTCCGGAATTGAGTTCTAAACTATTTAGTGTATATTAATAGGAGATTTATACAATGGCATTTTGGTCACAAAACGATGTAGAACCTAAAAGAAATTTTAGATTTAAAGTAGAAATAACAGGACTTGAAGCAAACTCGGTTCTCTGGTGGGCTAAATCAGTTACCACACCATCTTTCGATGTTTCTGAAACTGAGCACAACTTCTTGGATAATAAATATTATTTTCCCGGTCGTGTAACTTGGAACGAAGTGTCTTTGTCTCTAGTTGATCCAATTTCTGTTGACGCTGTTGCTCTTACAAACATGTTGGTAGAAGGTGCAAACTATCAAGTTCCATCAAACATTCCTGCTGCTGATAGTGATTTCTCCACAATGTCTAAGAAAGCAGCAACTGGTGAACTTGGACAAGTTATCATCACTATCCTTGACGCTAGTGGAAAGAACATAGAGCAGTGGACTCTTAACAATGCATTCTTGAAGTCAGCTAAGTACGGAGATTTGGATTACTCAAACGATGACCTCCGCAGTGTAGAACTAACTATTCGTTACGACTGGGCTACTTGTGATTCTCAAGGTGACATAGCATTCCAATAGAGGTATAGATGGCATTCTGGTCAAATAACACACTTGAACCATTAAGAAAATTTAGATTCAAGATACAAGTCGGAGAAGATAGCGTTATGTGGTGGGCAAAGTCCGTCACACAACCCTCTCCGGATGTTTCTATATCAGAACACCAACTTATCAATCATAAGATTAAGTATCCCGGTATTGTTACATGGAATGACATTGACATAACCTTGGTTGATATTGGTGGAAAAGGATTAGAGTATTTTAAAAAGCTCGTTGGAGTTGGCTATCATCGTTCAGGTAATAACGACGGGATAGTAAAAGCCCAATATAAAGCAGAAGTCTTTAACATAGAAAAGTTTGATTCTAATGGAAAAAAAATAGAAGAATGGAATCTCATCAACCCATTCATCAAATCAATAAAGTACGGAGATCTCGATTATTCGACCGATGATCTTCTCGAGATAACACTCACCGTTGCCTATGACTCAGCAACATTAACTTAAGAGGTATAAATGAGCAGAAATAAAGATAGACTTGGAGGACATTCTCCACACCCAGCAGAGGCTCCGGCACAAGCCGTTGAGAAAGCCTTTGATCCATTGAGTTTTGTTGCGCCAACAGAATTCGTTGAACTTCCATCAAGAGGAAGTTACCCAGAAGGGCACCCACTTCACGGAAAAGAAGTTATTGAGATTCGCTTCATGACAGCGAAAGAAGAAGATATTCTTTCCTCACAAACACTTCTCAAAAAAGGGATTGCCATTGAGCGAATGCTCGACTCCCTTATCATGGCCAAATCGATAAAAGCGCATGATCTTTTAATTGGAGA